TGAATATGGGCGGTATCAAATTTCTTCTTCATCACCATTACTTTCCGCATTTCATCCCCCCCTTGATCCCCATTGCTTCGTAGTATGCGTCTTCGGCCTTGGGCAGAACTATTCCCAACCCCTGAGGCAGGTTGTCAATCTCGTTCAGGTACTCGCGCATGTTGGTGATGCTGGCATCCATTATCGACACACTTGCCAGGATTGATTGATATAGGCCATCGTACAGGTCTGGTCGCGCATCTTTGACGATCAGCAAGTTTTTCCAGCCGTCCATGAGGGTGTAATGATTGTGGTTGTCGAAGTCCCCAAGGAAGATGTTCAGGAGAAACCGCTCCTTGAGTATCAGGTGCTGCTCGTCCTTCGTATATCCCAGTTCCCCGCCGATGATGCCGACCCATGTGAAATAAATCCGTCGCTGTTTATCGGATAGCGTCTCGTCATACTTCTTGACCGTGACAGATAGTTTGCCGTCTTTGTCCAGCATGGCCGCGCAGACGTTGCTGACGATTGATATGTCCTGCTGTGTTTGTACTGTGATTGTGCGGGCCATCGGCTACTCCAACTCTTCCTGGGTTGGTCTGCGCCATACTGACCAACCTGTCCATTCACCGCTAGATGCCCACTTATCCGTCCCGTTTGCGTAGCACTTTAAACAACCAAGTCCAGTTAGCACCCCGCAAGAATACGCTCGTTCTCCACCCGGACCCACTATCACCTTCTCCCCGTCGGAGGGGATGTCGACGTACTTTACGAGTTTTCCGTTGATTATTTGGTGGAGGGAATCGGCTGGGGTGCCGAGGTCTGGAATTGTTAATATCTTCTGTGCTTGTTCCAACTCCCTATTGTCTACGAACCAATATCCAGCATCCGTCTTGTATCTTGGCATATCTTCATAAAACCAGACTGTTCCGTTCTTATCGCTCGCCGCCCACTCCCACCGTGCATCAATCTTCAACTCTATCGGTTCGCTCATTCCATCACCTCATTAGATTGTTCATGCCATATTACAGGTTTTCTCCCCTTGCCCATCACAAGCCAAGATGAGGTTTGGGAAATCTTTGCCAGCAATAGCCAGGCATTTTTCTTGGCATTAGTCCGAGCTTGCGAAACGAAAGCCGGGATATTGATCATTTTTGTATTCTTGACTTCTACCGATACCACCCGCCCGTCCGGGGATTGGCAAACTAGGTCATCCGTGCTCAGTCCAGCGGTCGTGTCGGCCAGTATCGTCCAGTCGCGCCCGGTGAGCAGGTTCTTCGCCGCACGTTCGCCGCGTTTCCCTTTGTTCCGAGATTGTTTACCCATTGATAACCCTCTTCAATGCTCCACCACCCCCTTGTATAAACTGCTTGGCACTGGAGTGAATATCGCAGTCTTGAAAACCGAGGCATTGTTCCGCTGCGTAACGGTGATAGGCGGCTTCGAGAATATCTTCAAAATAGCCAAGATGTTTATCCTGCCGGTCCACTGCGATACGAGCCTTCCATTTGCCAGCATCCTTGTTCCAATAAACCCCCTTTACCCCAGAAGTATTGTCACCCCTCATGCCGCAATTCCTATTTTGACATTGCTGCGTAGCCTCGCGCAGGTTAATACGCCGGTTGTCGGACCTGATTCGGTTTTTGTGATCTACCGTGTTTCCAGGCATATACCCATCGGTGTATAAGATCGCCAAGCGATGGGCCTTGTAATTCTTGCCATCTATCCTTATCGCGATATACCCACCATCATCAACACCACCAGCCACACCCCCCTCAGCCCGAGTCCCGATAGATATCTTCCAGTTAAACACCCCAGTGTCAGGGTTGTAGTCCAACACCTCTCTTAATCTTCCCTGCGTCAGCATTGTACGGCCCTCGTCAGTTCCCCGATTGCGATGTACAAATACTGGTCGATTAACTCCAAGTGCCGCTCGTAGTTCTCAACACAGTTCAGGGGCTTGTCAGGTACTCGTTTCGGGTTAGACTGGTTGGCCCCCTGGAGATGGGAAATTGTTCGTTTGATCGTCTCGACAAGTTCAGCGTTGCGCTGTGCGTCGGTCTTGACCTTCACCGTGCCTTCTTCCAACCCCAGGCAATGGATGCAGACTGTTCTGCCGTCTGTTAAGATATACATCAATGAATCACTCCAGTCGTTGTTGCAAACTGAACACCTTGAAATTCCCATGTTATGCTCCAAGGACGTTTTCACATCCGCCTGAGTGATAGATATGATCATAGATTCCAACCGGAGTGACCTTGTTCATGTTGTAGTCACGTGGTTTAGTTCCAAGTTTCCGCCATTCAGCATTGCCGGAATCATCTGCGGTACACTCTTTATGCAATGGCTCCCAAATACGCTGCGAGTGCCACCCAAACCGCTCGACCCTGCCGCGCAGACCGTCTTTGCTAACTCCGATAATCTTCGCAAGTTGAGCTACGGTGTAGTAGCCTGCATCGGTGCTCACCAGGATTAAGCGTCCCGTGCCGTCGTCCTTGTTCGCCATTGTTGTGTTGATAACTTTCGTTGGGATCATGCCAGAACCTCCTTGATTCTGCTGATGTTACGCTCAAACATCGTGTTATTCGGAAGGGTCCGCAGAATCAGAATGCGGACATGCTTCGTAAATCCACCTCTCTTCTTATCGCTGCGCCTTGCCTTCTTCATTGCACTCTCCTATTTATTTGCTTTACGCCGGTCGATATGTGCCTTATGGAGTTTTTTTATTGCCGCCTCTGACGAGTTGGGGATTGATAAAAATGGCGAGCAATCTATAGACTCATCGCTCATCATCAGATCAGACAACCGATGTACTAGCGACCAATCTATCTCAACCCCGTCCTTGACTTTTTTGTCGAAAATAATGATAGGTTGTTTTTTACAGGACAAATACCCCGGACACTTGTCAGTTGCGTTCCCGTAGCCGGTGTTCCCGTAGCCGGTGTTCCCGTTGCCGGTGTTCCAGTCGCCGGTGTTCCCGTTGCCGGTGTTCCAGTTGCCGGTGTTCCTGTTGCCGGTGTTCCCGTTGCCGGTGTTCCTGTTGCCGGTGTTCCCGTAGCCGGTGTTCCCGTAGCCGGTGTTCCTGTCGCCGGTGTTCCCGTAGCCGGTGTTCCTGTCGCCGGTGTTCCCGTAGCCGGTGTTCCTGTCGCCGGTGTTCCTGCCGCCGGTGAATAAAATCTCTTCGATAAGGCGAATTTCCATAGCAACATGCTTCAAGTCTGCGCCTGGTCCTTCGCCCTTTATTACCCCCCGCGCCTCAACCTTGAAAATCCGCGTACCTTCGTTGCTGTAAAACGACCACGGGCCGGAGGGATACTCGCAGAAATGGAACCCGCTTTCACACATTGCGATTTCGCCATTGTGTTTGTGCCATACACCCAACTCAAATTGGAACCCACGGCATTGCATGTTCTTGTCGGTTGCCTTGAAACCTTTTACTATTACGTCGGTCATTTCACTCTCCTAATGCTAATTCGGTTTGGGTTGGTGGCAGATGGTTGGCTAACTGCACCATTGCTGCGGGGATGCAGATTGCGAGACATGCCAGGATGGTCAGGTAAATGGCGAATGCTCTAAGATTCATCTTCGCTCTCCCGCTCAGCCAGCGTAGCAATCGCCCCGGCTTTCGGACTGGTGATGAACTTGTTGACATCCTTCAGCGCTGCCAGAACTTCGGGGAGGGTTTCACACACCCCAAGCGACCTGTCTATAATCGCGTTGCATACTCCCTCAAGCCCTGTGTAGTAGGTCTGACTCTCGCGGATGACCCTCTCTCCGTCCTTGTTCGCACCGGCCTTCTTCTCGGTTAGTGTCCAGCCGTAGGTGTCCCGTTCTGCTGAAAATCTGTCGTTGAATTTGATCATTATGCCCTCCGAAGTTTTTCTGCTGATTTACGACCCGCGTCGAGGTCGGCTACGTTGATCTCCGAATAGTCCCGGTTGGCATTGCGTTCGTTAAGCCATGCAGAGATTGCGGCCTTGCTGAACTTGTACGACCTTGGGCCTAATTTGGTGTACGGCAGCCCTCCGTCCTCCATGAACTTCCTGAGTGTCGGATAGGACGACTTGATGTAAAGCTCGCACTCCTTGATGCTTCCGATGACATCGTTCATGGTGCCCTCCTAGTTGTTGCGGATGTACTGAGCAACCGCTTTGCGCCGCTTCTCTTTTGGCCCAAGGAAGACCTTGTACGATCTGCCGACAGTCTCAGCCATCCTACGCGCAAGGTCATCGGATGGCCTCTCACCCTTGAAAATCTGGCACAGCCATTGAGGCGTGATACCATGCTTCTCTGCGAAATTTTTGTACGTCATATACCCCCCATTGTTAAACTAATTATCAAGCAACACGCTTTAATGTTTCGCACATTAGCACCACTCGTTAATCGCCGCAACACTTTTTTGCAATAATTCCAAGTCACTTTAAGATTCACTTTAATGCCGTTGTGTAAAATATCGTAATAACTAATAATGTTTCTAGCATAAAAAATCATTTGACTTTAATAATATTAACCCGTACTGTTTAATTATAACCAGTTGACACTGGCCGGATGTGGTATATATTGGTCCAGATTTTATTTAATCCAATGAAACCAAAGGGGGCCTCTGGGAGGGGGAGATATGAGAAAGGAAGACAGGCTGGATTTTTTGAAGGGATTAAAAAAGAAGATGGCGGAAATGGAACTGAATCAGGTGAATTTTGCCAATTTGGTTGGGGTGTCGGCGGTTACCGTGTCGAGATGGTTTTCACCCAACACTGAAGATTTTCCCAGCGATGAGTCCCTAGAGAAAGTATGTTCAGCTTTAGGGATGACCGAGGATGATATCATTGCCATAGTCAATCCGCCCAAACAGGTCAGGACAAAACCACCTACAGTGGTGTCAATCCCATCCGACTACATGGCAGTTGATGACGTTGTGCAAACCCTATCTACAGTATCAGCCTCATTTATCAAGGCCGACGCTCGATTAAAGTTTTGGGGGCAACTAATTGAGGCATTACCAATGCCAGTGATGGTGGTCCGGGACGGAATTATTTACGTGCAGAACAGAGCCAGCAGAGCCATATGGATAGGAATAGGGAAACCACTACGCGAGTCATGCCATGACCCACGGTGCAAGGAAGTGGGTCATTGTGACATTGAAGTGGCACTAGACAGCAGCCGGGATATTGAGAGATACAAAAAATTAGGAGATGATTATTATAAGGTTGTTACTGGTCATTTCAGCGCGAATAATCATAACTACAACGTGGTGGTGATAACAGAAATCAATGAATGTTATGTTAATTCTGAAAGACTAGCCACCATCCAGGAAGAAAGAAATTTCCTATCAAATAATTTATTCGAAACCCCGGAATGTTATTTTAATACACATGGCAAGGTCAGTTACGTAAACAAATCGTTTATGAAGTTATTTGAAATTGATAAGAAAGATATACAGACATCGGACGATTTACACATTATGTTAAGCAGAAAATTATTCTATCTCGGCCATGTCTCAAAAGCGATTGATGATGCCAGAGATAACGGAAAGCCTATTGAGGTGCAAGCCAAGTTGAAAAACAACAAGACGATTAATTTTATATTAACGCCGCATGTAGTAGACGGAGTATCACGCGGGGTGTTGGTCGTGTGCTTAACGGCGGAACTGTACGCATGTCTGAAGGAGGCGAATCTATGAGCGCAATCGTTAGAGAAAAACCGAAAGGTTCAGGCCACTGGTACGTTTTCGTCAATGACCAAGGCCACCGCCGAGCCGCGAAGATGCCCAATCGCAAGACCGCCGAGGTGATTGCCAAAGAAATCAACGCTGAGATGATCGCCGGGAAATTCAATCTCGGGGCTAAGGAGGCTGGCACGGTGCGTGAGTATGCTGAACGGTGGATGGAACACTCGACGGTAAAGCCTGCTACCCGCAGCAACTATATCTCTATCCTGACCACCCACATTTACCCCAAGTTTGCAGATAAGCCAGTAGATCAGATCAAGCGAGGAGATGTTAAAGACTTCCTGAAGAAGAAAATCAAGGACGGACTGAGCTTGTCCACAGCCAAGAATATCAAGGCGGCACTCTACAATATATTTGAAACCGCGCTGGATGATGAGGCTATCCCCTCAAACCCTGCAAGTCGGGTCGGTGAACTGGTAGCGAGGAATCAGAAGGCGCACACTACCGGCAAGGCTGGCTTCTTCGCCCCGGAAGAACTGACTAAATTGCTAAACGCTTTTCTCAAGTATCGACCGCAACACTACTTACTTGCGTTGTTATTGGCACGTACAGGTATGAGGGTTGGGGAGGCTGTAGCGCTGCAATGGCGCGACTGCAACTTCGACACTAAGCAGATATCAGTGAGACGGGCGAAATCGAGGACGGTCATTGACACTACCAAATCAGGCAAGGATCGCCAGGTGGATATGTCAGACCAACTCTCCACAGAGTTGCGAAAGAAGCGCACCGAGGCCGTTTCTGAATCACTCAGGACTGGGAAAAGGTCAGATTATATATTCGTCGGAAGGACAAGTGCGACGCTCGACCCTACTGCATGGCGTAAGCGCAACTTCGATCCGATGTGCGAAAAGGCGGGACTGGGGAAAAGGTTGGTGAAGGATCTCCGGCATACTTATGCATCATTACTCCTGTACCACGGCAAGAGCCTGAAATATGTTCAGCAGCAACTCGGCCACCACTCGATCAAGATTACGGCAGACACGTACTCACATCTTATCAAGAACCCGGAGCATGGGACGGTTAATGTGCTGGACGATGTAGCGGAGGGGGAGTGAACTGCAATGCAACCTCCCGCGTCTATCCGCAACCGGAAAAGTAAAAAGGGTTCTCAGATTGCTCTGGAACCCTTAGTTTTACTGGAGCCAATATGCGGAATCGAACCGCAGACCTACTGATTACGAAAGAGTTGTCCTCATTTTGGCTACTTATAATATCAAGCGGTTACGTGTTTCGGCAAATCACTTATATTGTTAGGAATCTGCCACTTTCTTGACCAATCTGCAACTGGATGCGACCAAATTAACTCAGGTTGACTTGTTAGGGACCAATGCGGCGATTTTCTTTTTTACCCAATCCTCACCTTTCTGCGAGACGAGATAATTGTATGCTGTAGAGTCTTCGTTGCACTCGTTCCACCCTACTTCTACCTCACTCTCAAATCTGATCATTGCCGCAGTTATTTTGTCGTTAAACAGGCCAAGGTTTATACCCTTGTTGTCAACTTTTATTTGTGCGCCCCACTTGCCGCTTCGCTTATCATAGTGAACGCCCCTAACCCCCGACGTATTTTTTGCAGAGACTTTTGAATTTCGGAGATTGCACTTCTGCGTAACTTCTCTTAGGTTCTCGATCCTGTTATCATCTTTTATGTGATTGATATGGTCAACCACATTCTCAGGGAGATACCCATGATGCCAGAGCCAGACGATTCGATGGACCCTGTATTCTTTCTTGTCAATCTTAACCAGCACATACCCTTCGTTGTGCCGTCTTGTTATGACCTCCCCTTTCCTCGCCGTGGGACTGGTACTAACCCTCCGCACCAGCACACCATCCTCCCGATAATCGAACAACTCCCGTACTCGTTCCTGCGTCAGTTTCATTTCACCTCACTCGTTGAATTAATCTTGCAGCGCAACCGAGTACATTTTTGACCACCATCCGCACATATCTGCACACGAATGAACATGGTTGCGCATGTTAGGAAGCATCCTTCATTTTTCGCACATTTTTTATTATTGCCACAACTTCATCTTTGTCCTGTCCTGTCTTTGTCAGAAAATAGTCTATGATATCTGAGTCGGTTATTATTTCTCCTGAGCACAGGTCACACCTTACCGCAGCATCTTCACCATAGTCAGTTTCACCATCTTCCCCGACCTCACCGTTTTTCTCAACCTGTGCTTCATGGCATTCTTCACAAAGTCTTGCCCCGCAGTTGTCACACCATCCGAAATTTCCGCAGTCATTGAATATTACTCCGCATATGCTGCAATTGTAATAGTCTACCCCCATATCACACCTCGCTCGTTGAATTAACCCCCATAATAGCCGCAACAACAGCATCCACCCCCACATCACCCCACCGCCCAGGCAGCAACTTCCGCACGGCATCGGCGCATTGCTGGCGGGTGGGTTCGGCGCGGGTGTTCCATGCTGAGATGGCCTTATCCGGTGTACTATCAATTGGCCCTTCTGCCCCACAACCCTCACAAGTTATCCAGTATATCCCTCCCCCTGCTGACACTTCGGTTTTTATATCATCACCGCCGCAAAACGGGCATTCCCTCAGTTCCATCATCACACCTCCGAAGTTAACTGGCTTTAATCTCGATGCCAAGGCACAGGTCTTTGTCGCTGTAGCCAATATCATCAAATTCTAAATAGGTGTATTGCGTTTGAAACGGGTAAGGGTAGGCCATTTCGGCCAATCTCTCCGGGGAAAGCCTTGTTCTTACACGCAGATCAATCTTAAAGGCATCATCAAGGCCATTGGTTATTCTTCTGAAATCACCAAGAGTTTTAATTATCATTTTGCCACCTCCGAAGTTGTCCGGCATCACCGGGGGATGTGGGTCTTCCACCCACTTGCTATCATTGGTTATAACTTCCTCTTTCTCTCAGTCCCCTGTTGTAACCAAATATCAATGCCAGGGTCGAAAAATGTCACCGAGCTATTGTTGGCAAAAAAAGAAAACTTGAAAGGATGAACCTTGCTATACTCCCATTCTTTTTTATTCTTGGGAAGTTCTGGGTCTTCTATGACATGCACTATCACAAGGTCGCCAGGATTTACAAAAATATTTCGTACCGCCATCCCATCCTCCGTTAAAGTAATTGCCATGCCCTTCTACTATTCACCTAAAATAATACTTGCCTATCACAAAAAAATCAAGTATATTTTACGTATGATAATAAAAAAGGAGGCGCATGAAAAAGAAAGCAATCACAGAAACCACCTGCCTTGAGTGCGTATGCCAGCGCTGCGGCCACAGGTGGATAGCGCGGGGCACGACCGCTCCTAAACTCTGCCCCAATCAACGCTGCCACAGTCCTAATTGGACTACGCCGAAGAAGGTTAAAAAGGAGGAAAAATGAAACGCCTGAAGATAGCAAACGGTACGCACTGGCCCGACCCGTCCGACAAGGCATACCACGACATCGCATGGCGGATGATCCACCACCCTGAATCAGTCACAGCGGCAGACATGATGTGTGTTGTGCCGGTATTTGAGGCATACGACAATCTCATCCTGCACCCTGCATTCACGCTGAAAGAGGTGGGTAAGATTGTATCGGGGATTCGCAAGGCTATAGGGGGGAAGAAATGAACATCGAAGCAAGGGTTACAATATCACGCTCATCTGATAACATGATACGGATAGCCGTAGAGTGCGACAGTTCGCACACAAGGTTTGTCGAGGTAAAGATGGACTGTGAGGGTTTCGCCAAGGCTATTACTGGGCAGGGATTTATTCATTGCACGGCAGAGGTTCGGGGGCTTGATTTCGTCGGCAAGAAGAGGATTGTGGAGAGAAGACGGGTGCAAGCGCCTAACCTTGGATATGGCCGTCAGGAGTATGAATCGTGGCTTGCTAACAATTACAAGGAAGAGGGATGGATTGTTAATTCGTATCTCGGTTCGCAGGGGAGTATATCGTATGATGGTGTAATGAGATTTCTGAACTTCTCTGTGGAGAGATATGAGGATGCTGTTGAGGGGAGAAGCCATGAAGTACGAGAAGAAAGGATGATGCTATGAGTCAGGAATTTACAGGCAGCATTGTTCTGTATGCAGATGACTGTATACGGCTGCATGGCTGGAATATCAGCCGTGGAAATCCAGTGCTCGTAATCCCTCCCCACGCTGGAAGACATGGGTGCATTGTCCAGCGATTGATAGATGCTGTGGTTTCTTGCAACAGGGCCGTATTCGCCATGGAACTGTTACCAGCGACCTATAAGACCTGCAAGTTGGATGTGGCTGGCCTGATAGAAAAAATGGAAACCTGTGTAGAAACGATAGGCAACGAGCCCATAGATATTGTGGGGGTATGCCAAGGTGGGTGGCTGGCGGCTATCTTCATTTCTCTGCACCCTGAAACAGCAAAGTCCTTCTCTATGTTCGCATCACCCATCAACACGAAAACTGGTGAAGATAACTCAATAGAAGACTACTGCTCTAAAGGGTCTTTGGATTACCATAAGATGACAGTAGCCCTTAATGGTGGAATACAATTAGGGAGCTTACAGTGGTTAGCCTTTGCTATCTCCAATCCTGTACCAACATTTTACACGAGGTATTACAATCTTTACGTACACTTTCTTAGGGGTGATTCTAAGAAAATAGACAAGTGGATTGCCGAAAATAGTTGGTACGACAGTCCCATTGATTTACATGGTGGATGGTTTATAGAGGCTTTGGATAATCATTTTTTCAATAACCGATTGTATGACGGTACTTGGGTTCTCTCGGATGGCCGTGTACCAGAACTGAAGAATATCACGTGCCCACTCTATATCTATACCGGGGATGACGACCAGATCACCCATCCGAAACAATCTATGGATATTATGAACAAGGTTTCCTCAAAGGATATTAGTACCAAGAGCTTCGAGAATGCCGGACATACTGCGGTATTTACTCGCGGGGGGTGTATTGATTATTTTACAAGTGAGGTTCTTGGATGAAAATCATGGCGGAGATTGATGTACCGGATGGGAATGAGTGCGATGGATGCCGACGACTTTACAAAGATCACTTCAACGGGGATCGGTGTTCGGTATTTAATGACCATCTCGGAAATCCATTACGTATCAAAGAAAGCTACAAATGCGCCCAGTGCCGCGCCGCAGCGGTTAAGGAGGATGAGGACAACATAATCGAGTGTCCAAGTTGTGGCGCTGATTGGGATATTGGCACTTACGCAGGGTGTAAGTGTGGGGCAAGTATAGTGAAGGAGTAAGCCATGATAACCAGAGCCTTGATAGTCAAGAAGGAGTGGCTCGACCTCATCCTCTCAGGTGAAAAAACGTGGGAGATGCGGAGTGCGCCTACGAAGATCCGGGGGAGGATTGGGTTGATTGAGTCTGGTAGCGGGCTGATTGTGGGTGATGTTTATTTAGTTGGTAGCACGTTCCCGCTGAATAGCAGGCG